ACAACACCTACTACAGACAAATCTACCTTAGAAAAATTAGGCTTGACTGGAAAAGATCTGACTCGTATGGGTCTTGGTGCGCTGTTAACAGGCGGTTTGGCTGCTACAAACATTAGCCGTACTCGTCAAGCTCAACAGCAAGCACAACAAGCTCAAGGTCAGCAACAAGCATTGGCTACACCTTATCAAGAACAAGGAAAGGCGCTGGTTACTCAAGCTCAAGCTGGTCAATTAAGCCCACAATCTCAGGCTGCGTATAAGGCTGCACAAGCTCAAATAAATCAAAATGTTGCTAATCGTGGCGGTGTAGGTGTTCAACAAGCAGCAAATGAATTGGCTACCGTTTATCAAAATTTATTGGCTAATCAATATCAGCTTGGCAATAGCATTATGAATATTGGCGATCAATACGCTCTTGGCGCTATTAAAACTGGATTGCAAGCAGACCAAGCCGTTAATCAAGCTAATCAGCAGTTCTATACTGCATTGGCTCAAATGGCTGCTCCATTCCTTATGGGTCAACAACCCGTTTATCAGGTTCCAACCACTACTAGGACTTAATAATGAGCAATGGAGTAGATAACAAATTAAATGATCCTCTTTCCGCTAAAGGAAATTTGCCTAGTGTTGGTGAGGCTTTGGGTCAACTTAAAGATGTTGCTAAAGAACAGCGTTCTTCTATTGAAAAATCAGGAGAATTAGAAGCTCAAAAATTAGTTCAAAAACCTAAAATAGAAGCCGAGCTTTTGCAAGCTCAAAAGCAATATCGTGATGTTGAAAGAAAAAAGTATGAACAAGAAGTAGGTTCTGCTGAACGAGATATGTCAGAATTTAAAGTTAGCCAAGACAGCATTTCTGGTATGTCCGCCCTTGGAACAGCTATTTTAATGATGGGTCAATTACTTGGAAAGACTGGCGGTCAGCAATCTGCTATGGGTGCTATTCAAGGCATGACAGGAATGATGCAGGGATATAGCAAAGGTCGTGCAGATGAGTTTAAGCGTAATCAAGTAGAGTTTGAGCGTAACTTTAAGATATTGCAAGACAAAATTAAGCGTGCAAATGACAAGTTTCAAGCTGCTTTAGCTGAAATGCCATACAACACGATTGAAGCTCAGACTAAAGCTGCACAAGCCCTAGCCGAACTAGACAGCCCTATTTTAAAAGAGCAATACAAACAACAAGGATTGGTAATTACTGCAAATACAGTTGGAAAAGTATTGGAAGCATCCAACCAAGCAGCTAATAGAGCTAATGCGTTAAATATTGCTGCTGGAAGATTGGGTGGAAAACCTAAGGAAAAAGAACAATCTGCTTTTGACTTAAGAAATTCTTTAATCCCTGATTTACAAAAAGCATTGCCAGTTATTGACCGTCTTGAACAAGAGGGCAACTGGAAATATATGACTTCTTTGCTTGGTGTTGATACAAGAGCTGCTGAATTTGCTTTTAAAGATGACAAAGAAGCTCTTGAACTAATCAGAACTTTATCTAAATTTAGAAGTAAAGAGTTTGAAACTGCTGGTAAAGCCTTAACTGCAAGAGAAGATCAAATTTTAAAACCGTTATATCAATCTTCTTTCAGAACTTACGAAGCAACAAGAAATGCAATAGAAGATGGTATAAGAGAAATGACTTCAGAACAAGAAAATACTATTCAACGGTATCCTCAACTTAAAAAAGCTAGTGTAACCGTTTCTTCTGCATCTCATCCAAATGTAACTCAAGAAGAATATGACAAGTTGCTACCAGGAGAGTTGTATTGGTGGAACGGTGTTCAAGTACCTAAAAAACAGGAATAATTATGGCTGATTGGACTCCTCCAGAGGTAAGCTCTAGCCCTAAATCTAGTTGGCAACCTCCTGAAACTATTAAAAAAGAAAAACCGTTTGGTCAAAAAGCTCTTGAGTTTGCAGAGCCTACAGTTGAGTTTTTGGGAACTGCTGGTGGTGCTGCTTTGGGAACTCCATTAGGACCATTGGGAACAGTTGGTGGTGCTGGTTTGGGGTATGGAGCTAGTCGTGAAATTATGCGACTTGCTAAAGAAAAAATGGGGTATGCACAACCTCAAGCATTGCCAGAAAGAGCAAAAGAAAACATAAAAGACATTTTGGCTGGCGCTTCTTTTGAAGCTGGTGGTAGAGGTATTGTTGCTCCAGCTTTTGAAAAAACTGCAAAAGGAATAGCAAGAGGATACGGAAAAGTATCTGATTATTTATCAGGAAAACTGCCTACATTAAGGGCTACTGGAATTGCAAAAGAGGCTTTGGGTGAAAATTTACCAGAAGCAAGAAGAATTTTATCTACTGCTGCCGATGACCTTACAGCATCTCAAGCCTTGTCCGCAATAGATCCTGCAACGGGTAAACCTTTATTAAATGCACCTGTAGCTCAAGCATTGCTTTTAAAAGCTCAACAAAGAGATGCAAACTTTTTTGCAAAATTATTTGGCAAACAAGAAGAAGCTCGCTTTCGTGAATTAGCTAAGATTGCTGGGGGCGCAGATCAAACCGCTGCTAGGGCTGCTAGAGATGAAATGAAAAAGACGCTTAATGATCGTCTAATCCCTATTCTCAATACAGAACTAGAGGCAGCCAACATTGCTGGAAAGCTAGGTCCTAAGTTTGAACAACAGGCTGGTCGTATGGCTGGAGCTGCTGCTGAAAAAGTTCAAGATGTAAGGCGATTTGTAGCTGCTGGCGGTAGAGCTGAGGACATGGCTCGTCAACAGATGATTGAGCGTGGGTTGCCTGTTGGTGCAGCAAAATATACCTACCCAGCAGAATTGGCTAAAAGAGCTGACGATGTTGCTAATCAAGCTGCCGAAGGTTCTTTACGATTTGGTGAAGCTGCTCAGTTTGCTAACGCTGCAAAAGATAGCTTAGAGGCATACGGATTAAGACCGCTAGAATCAGCTCCAATTATTCAATCTATTAGCGCTAAGTTGCGTGATCCTAAATTGGCTGGCAACCGTGATATTTCCGCTTCTTTAAATCAAGTTGCAAGAGATATTCAAAGCTGGACTAAAAACGGTGGTGTGATTGATGCGTTTGCATTAGACAGTATCCGCAAGAATTCTGTAAACGCTGCTATCCAAAGATTGTATCCAGGCGCAAGTCGTGAAAGCCAAAAAGAGTTGGCTGCTAAAGTAGTTGATAGCGTTAAACCTATTTTGATTGATGCGGTTGAAAATGCTGGCGGTACTGGCTATAGAGCATATTTAGAAAGCTATGCTAAAGGCGCACAAGAAATAAGTCAGACTAAGTTAGGGGCGCAACTCCTTGAGTTGTATGAAAAAAATCCAAAAGAGTTTGTTCGTTTTGTTGAAGGTAACTCTCCAGCAGAAGTTGAAAAAGTCTTTGGTGCTGGTAACTATGACATCGCAAAACAAATGAGCGATGACGCTATGAACAGTTTGAGAGGTGTTGCAAGAGAAGTAAAAGGCGGTATAGCTGCTAAAGAACAAGCTGAAATGGGTATGGCTCAAGCTACATCTGCTGCTCAACAAGAAAGAAAAGGTTTTAAATTACCTGCATTTATTAACAGATTTTTTACTGTTACCAATAAAGTTTTAGATGTTTTAGAGGGTCAAGTCAGCGATAAGACTATGAAGGCTTTATCTGAGGCTTCTAAATCAGGCAAAAGCCTTGATAAACTATTAGGTGAATTACCAGCAGTAGAAAGAAATTCTTTGTTAGCGGTTTTAAATAATCCTAAGAATTACGAACCTTTAAAAAATCTTGCTGGAGCTTCTTTAGCTGCAAAGTCAGAAAGAAAATTAAACCCAATTCCAAAATCTAAATTAAGTCGGATTACGGGGATACAAAGACCGCTATGAGCAAGAAATCAAAAGGGGTAAATCCCGATCTTGAGGCAGCGGTAAGCAAATTACTCAATGCAGTAATGGCTGACGATATGGCTTCTTTGACAGATAAGTGCAAGGTAATTGACCGTGCTATCAATATTGAAAAACTCAAGCAAAAGATCAGCGATGATGAGTGGGGTAGTGGATTTATTGCGTTAGAAGATGATGAGGGTTAGAATATGATTCCATTATCAAAAACAGGGGATTTACATGGATGCAATTACTCTCATTCGCCTAGCGTTAAACATCATCTCAGACCGCTTGATTACCATATTGGCACTCATAGCATCGTCAATCATGTGCGGGTGGACAATGTGGAATCCGATGTGGGAACGGGTGTCAACCCTAGCCATTTTCGTGATATTCAGCTATCTTATAGTCAACAAAGAAAGGATTAAACATGAGCCTCAAACCGAAAACCCCAGGGAGTAGTGGCGGTCAACCTCACAAACGGGATCAAGTAAAAAATCAACAAACATCTACTGCTGTTCGCCCACCATTGCCTAGAGATGGCTCAATGGATGGTATTAACAGCATGAGAGGCAAAATGCCTTCTGGCTATGTGTCTGTATGGGATTTTGGTAATGGTTCACAAACCAAGAAATCTCCTACATCTAAGCCAGGTAATGCAGGTGGGAAGGACATCTACTAATGGCTAATAATATCGCCTTTCAACAGATGGGCAAAACTGTTAGGGTAGCAATAACTGGAGCTGCTAATACGCAATCCAATATTGTTACCTTGACTGCTATTAGCCCATGCCAGCAATATTATTTATCTAATCCTGACCAGACTAATAATGTCTATGTCAAGATCAGTACCGCAAGCAGTTTTAATGTGGCATTGCCTGATACCGTTCCAGACTTTGTAATACCTGTTCCACCTTATTCATATAAAGTAATTACTGGTCCACAAGTGAGTGCAACAGCTAATGTGTATGCAGCCGTTATTGGTGATGGTGCTAATGCTATTTGCTACATCACTCCAGGTGAAGGTCTATAAGGGGATAGAACCTAGCTTATGAGGAAATCGTGCCAGATGAATTCGGATTTAGCGTTGGCGCAAAAAGTTTAGAAGAAGGTTTAAATTCAGCTAGATCCGCAAGTAAATCTCTCACTAGAAGCATTGAGGGAATACAGCAAGACGGCTTAGATGTAGCCCAGCAAAAAGCTAGGGATCGCATTAGAGCGAAACGGGAAGCTGAAATAAAGAAGGAAAGAGCGCTAGTTAAAGCGCTTGAGGAATGGAAGCGAAAGAAGCAAATCTCCGATGAGGAGGCAAAGTTGAAGATAGACTTTGTAAAGAAGTACGGGGCTAAGGAGTGGGAAGCAGTATTGAGGATCAAGCTGGATATTGAAAACCTTGAGCGCAAGAACAACGAGGCATTTCAGCACGATCTGAAAGAGATTAGACGGGTTCAAATGTGGTGCTTTATAGCTGCATTGATTGTGACTTTGTGGTTGAAATTTGTTTTAGGAGTGATATGAATCATATTTTTAGAACCATGATGACAGGCAAAGATAATCATACCCATGACATCGCAAAATGGGCATGGCTAGGAGGCTTTGCAGCCATCATAGGAGCAGCTTTATATCAGATTGCTATGGGTCATACCATTAGCCTCATGGAAATCGCCTCAAGCCTTGGAATTGTTTCTGGTGCGGGGTCAGCTTCGGTAGCTGGCAAACAGCTTGCTGGTGCAGAACCAGAACCTAAAGAATGAGTTGGCTATTAAACCTATTTACAGGCGGTAGCACTACCGTTTATTTTGTTGCTGGCGCTTTGTTAATAGGTGCTTACGGTGGATATGTTGTTACTGATAACCATTGGCAAGCCAAGATTGCTGTGATGAATGAGGAGGCTCACCAGCATGAAATAGCCGTAGTAGAAGATCAAGCCAAAATCTCACAGGAAACTCAAAAGGATAAAGATGAACTGCAAACTCGTTATGACGGGGTTGTTGCTATGTTGCGTGGGGTGCACAACTCCAGTTTACAAGCAAACGGAAATCCCTCTATTGCAATATCAAATAAAGGACTCAGACTACTTGAACCAGATGCAGAAGTTCTTGCTGAATTTGCAAGGCAATGCGCCAATACAGAACTAGAACGCAATGATGTAATTGCTAAATACAACTCACTTAGGACTCAATAATGGAATACTCAAAAAGTGGACTACATCTTACAGAACATTTTGAAGGTTGCAGACTTACTGCCTACCCCGATCCTGGTAGTGGGGGCGATCCTTGGACTATTGGCTATGGTCATACTGGTCCTGATGTATCTCCTGGACTGGTCATAACCCAAGAGCAAGCAGAAGAATTTTTGCGTCAGGATGTGGCTAAAGCTGCTGCTGATGTCAATGCAAGGGTAAAAATTGAGATTACTCAAGATGAGTTTGATGCCCTAGTGGACTTTGCTTTTAACTGCGGATGCGGTAATCTCAATAACAGCACCTTGTTACGCAAGCTAAATGCTGGTGATGTAGAAGGCGCAGCCGAGGAGTTCTTGAAGTGGGATATGGCTGCTGGCAAACATTTGGCAGGTCTAGCAAAGCGCAGAGAGGCTGAGAAAGAGCTGTTTTTAGGAGAAAGCAATGCCGTTAGCTAAGGGAAGCTCTAAGAAAACCATCTCAAAAAACATCCGCAAGATGATGCGTGAAGGTTATCCGCAAAAACAAGCCGTAGCTGCATCGTTATCAACTGCGAGAAAGGCTAAGAAAAGTGGCAGAGCGCAAAAGAGGTCCTAACCTTTCCGTAGGTCGTGGCGAAAAGCTGTCAGTAAGTCAAGGCGGTGGACTAACCACAAAAGGAAGAAAGAAATACAACCGAGCAACAGGAAGCAAACTAAAAGCACCAACAAAATCAGGACCACGGCATAAATCATTTTGTGCTCGCTCTAAAAATTGGAAGGGTGAACGGGGTAAAGCAGCTAGAAGGAGATGGGGATGTCGGTAGATTCACACTATAAGTCCTTACTAAAGGCTGTATCTTGGCGCATTACAGGTAGTTTAGATACTTTCGTGCTATCTTGGGTTATCACAGGACACGCAAACTTAGCTTTTAGCATCGCTTTTGTTGAACTGTTTACCAAAATAGCACTTTACTGGTTACATGAGCGTATATGGCTCAGGATTAAGGTGCTGGAATAAGTGCACCCTCAAACAAGTAGCTGCCCATGTGTCCTAGGTGTGCCCACGGTGCTGCCCAAACTTTTCCCCCCGCCAGACGATAAATCCGACAGAAATGATAGTCCTCAGATAGCAAACGATTCGTATCAGGCTCAATCGAAGTCGCAAAAAACTCCTTAATGACTTCTTTTTCCTTCATTTGATTAGATAAATCGCCTACATCATTGGTATAGCTAGGCACTTTATCAGCAAGAGTTTCAAATACTTCACGCTTAATCAACATAAAGCCTGTGCCACCATTAAAGATTTCTACAGGCTCACTTACAGGCACGGTAACTTCACCAGCGTAGTTCACTAAGTTCACCACAAAGCTACCTGTGTAGTATTGCAGCTTGTCCTTTTCTACACCGTTATCCATTGCTTGTTTTACGGTAAACCAGTTGATCTCTTTCTTAGGATAGATACCGCAGATGATTTCCTTGTCAACCTCAAGCATTTTCACAATATCTGCTGGATTAAAACGGATGTCTGAGTCAATAAACATCAAGTGAGTAGCGTCAGTTTTGAGAAATTGATGAGCTAAGGCATTTCTAGCTCTGGTAATCAGGCTTTCATTGAACATGAAAGAAAACTGTGTGTTGATGCCAGCACCACTAAACACATTGACTAGGTTGAGAATAGATTGTGTGTACCATCCTGCACATTGACCTCCATACATCGGAGTGGCAATAAATACGGTAGGTTTTTTTGCTTCTGTCATGGTTTTTCCTTAAATAAAGTTATCGGTACTAGCGTCTAAAACTTCGTTAATCAATATGTTCTTGCGATCATTACTGCACTCATGTAGGCAGGTTGTTTTCGCATTGAACTTCTCAAAATACTCTTTTGTTTCCTGCGATTCCCAGAGCTGCTTGAAAGACTGGTTAGCTATAGAGCCAATCTTTCCTGTGTGATCGTAGGCTTTGTTATGACAGGCATATACATTCATGTCCGCACCGACAACGGGTACTGTCTGCATGATCCAACATCTTCTATAGCTTCTTTGACTAGAATGACTACTCCCAGGAGTAATGTTGTAAGTGGAATTAACACTAAAGCGGTCATCGCATAGCGTTTGAATTGCCTGTAATTGCTCATTGACTTCCTTTGCTATCAATTCATGGTAATTGTAGAAATCAGGCACATACATAGGGCTAAAGCGCACATTTTCCACACCAACTGATTTTAATAATTGGGTAAACACCCCCAAATTTTTGTAATTGTTGCGGTGCACAATAAAATTAACAGCAAGGTCACATGACTCTTTCTTGATTTGTGCAAATTTCTCAATATTGTGGATAACTGCCTTAAAGCTGTTTTCTGGCACATTCCTAAAACGCTTCATTTGCTCAGGTGTCGTGTAATCCATGCTAACTCGCACCCATTTAGCCTCCGCTAAGACCTCTGCACGCTCTTTGGCGAGGTTTTGACCGTTAGTGATGATAGATAGGTCAATCCCGTAATCAAGCGTTTCTCGCATCGTTTTGACGATTTCTGGATACATCAATGGCTCACCGCCTCCAGAGTAGGTCACAGCCTTGACACCCATTAGCCAAAAATCATGCAAAAGCTCACGCATCTTCTCGTAAGGCATGACATCTTGCTCTTTCATATCTTCGTGCATACCTGAGATGATGTGCTGCTCATCGCCACCATCTTTTACACGAAAACCCGTGCTATAGACGCAAAAGAAGCACCCGTGGTT